CGAGGTGTACGTAGCCGAATTCCGTGGAAATGATCCCGGGATACTCTTTCAAACGTTAACGGGCAAAGCGCTCAATAGGCAACTTCTATGCAAGCTAGTGGGCCAGTATGCTCGAAAAGTTGGCGTTTACCAGGTTACCACACATACACTTAGGCACGCATGCGCTACACACCTATTGGATGCCGGGGCAGATTTGAGGTTAATACAAGAAGTGCTAGGGCATAGCTCGATAGCTAGCACGCAAAGATATACGCATTTGAGTAGTAACAAGATGCAAGAGATGTTTAGACAATTTCACCCCAGGAAAGAATAATGGATATACTAGATCAACTTATGCTTGGCGCAGTCCTGTATTTGACGGCATGCGCTATTGCTGATTATATTTGGTCGCTAAAATGGCAATTCTGGAAAAAAAAGAGGTAATTATGGAAGAAATAGCAGAAATACTTAAAACACTGGATGTAGCCCAACTTATAGCTATAGGAAGCATATTTTGGTTCTTTTCCTCTGGCATAAACAAGAAAATCGATAAACTGTCAGACAAAATCGATAAGCTAGAAGGAAATGTTAACCAGATCGATAAACGCTTAGTGGCCGTGGAAACGCTGCTAAGTGTAAAGGGTTGTTGCGTGCTAAAGGATTCTGATAACCTAAAAAAGGCGGAATAATGATAACCGAAGTTCTTGAACATGATAGAGATAGAGAAAATAGAAGAAAAGGAAAACAAGAAATAAATTGGGAAGCTACTCCATACCGCGATAAGTTTGGCCGGCAAATAGAGTGCGACGAGCTCGAGGTTTTGCTAAGGGATCCAGAGTACAAAGTGATAAAGCAAGAAATGATAGGCCCGTATTTCGTTTCTACTGTCTGGCTAGGTGTGCCGCATGGGTTTCCGGATTGGCAATATTTTGAAACCATGGTATTTGAGCCGCCCGAAGGTACTATAGATCCGCGCAGAAACCTAGGCAAGGAATTAGAATGTGTTCGATATGATAACTGGCTGGATGCCGAAAAGGGTCACGATTTAATGGTAGCACTCTGGAAACTTAAATAACCTCATGCTTTTCAATCCATAAGTCGTAAAACTGTTCGCCTACCTTCATTTCCGTTAGGAACCTTGTGGCACTTTGAAAAGAGACGCAAACGGACAGCACTTGGTCATGTTCGTTCGCGTCTATGCCCAAGACTACATATACTGAGGGATGGAGCTCGTTTATGTCTGTAATGGGCATTTTGGTTCACTCTTTAGGTTTTCAATGATATCGTCTAGTATGCGCTGGTAGTCTATTTCGCCATGACAATGTTCCCGGACAAATATTTCAGTGCGGCCATTTTTATCTGAGGTGTACTCTTTCAGGCGAGTTATAGCGAATATTCTGGCGTCATCTGTCCATAGCACTCCGGTAAGCGCGTCATTCAGGTACTTTTCGAGATTGTCCCCGTCTGGCCTTTTTATGTGCGGGTATCTGTCCATAGCCTGGCGTTTGTATTCCTTTAGGCTGTGCGGGGCTGGTAGGAAGAACTTCACGATTACTGAGAGTGGACCCGAAAACAGGGGGTACTTCAGTGGCCCTAGCGCTTTCTTGACTAGTTTCCGGGTTACTTCCATTCCTCTGGCACTCGGGTTGTACGCATGCCCGTTTCCGAGGCGTATCGATTGTTTGGGCTTTGGCGTCACGGGAATGCTTACTTTGCAGGTTGACATATGTAGTCCAGTTCATGTATTTAAAAACTGTTCGGGGATTAGCACTATAGAACTTCTCAATATCGATTTTAACCACTTGGCGATAGCAGTTGAATAGCACTTTTTGGAGCATTTCTAGGAAAGATAAACCATAATCGGCCACTTCAAAGGAATGCACCGCGGGAACCTTTTCGGATTTGAGTTGTTTTGCGGATACATCGATATAAGAAGGCGGCGAGACGAAAAACTTAACCAGTACCACAACAGGCGTGTGCGACTTATAGTAAAATGGAAACTGGCACTTGAGCATTGAACGCCACTTTAGATCGCGAAAAAAGTTCAATGGCATAGCACGGCGCCCGACCTGAAACTTAATAGAATAGATAAGAGGCTCTCCGGGCAACGTCATCTCGTCATTAGCATGGGCGTTTAGTATCTTCTGCCGCTTTATGATTGACTTGAGTCCCATTATGGCTCCTCTATTTCTTCGGCGGTTTCTATGATCTCGTCGGCAATATCTGAAATTAGGTTATCTAGCGTTTCGGATAGTCTTTTCATAGCTTCTTTTTCGGCTACATCCATCACAAATTCACACAAAACCATCCAAGAATCAAAAGGGCAAGTCTCCGAGACCAAAGGATGCGTCATCTTGTACCGGATACGTTTGCTGGTTAACTTGGTAATTTTGCGCTTTGACATTGGGTGCCTCGGGTGAAACTGATTTTAGGGCCTGGAGAACTGAAATTTGCAGGTTTTTCTCGTATTCCTTATTTAAAAAGCGAACAAAAGGAAAGTACTCCGGTTTAGCTGCGGCATCCTTGTTGTACTTTTGCTTTTGCGGGAAACTGAACCAGCGGCGATCCCCGGCAACGAAATACCGGCAATCTATAACAGAAAGTCCCTCGGGATGTATAAGCAACGTAAATGTGGCCTTCCACGCGCCTTTGTTGACCTCGCGGTATTGACCTATTTCTACCTGTGGCATGCTAGTTCCTCGGATACATGGTTAAGTTGGGATTGCACTTGAAAATAAAGGGTGTCGACCACTAAGCGCTTTATATCGTTAAGTGATGAGTATATCAGTGCCTCACCGCAGATACAGACCAGATCCTTGATGTGCCCGATTTTATCCCGGATGTCAAGTATAGTGGCCGGCGTTTTTGGTTCCTCGCACTGTATGCCGAATTGTTCAGCCAGGTAGTCCATTTCTCTTTCTTTTAGCTTTTTCATATTTCTTCCTTGTATAGTGCAATATTTCTTCCTAAAGCGTAAAAACATTCTCTCAGGATGAATCGCGTGTCTTTTACTGTCACAGGCCCATCATCAGGGGAAATTGTGTTTAAAAATGGATAATCTCTAACTATGTAAAGATGAACGGGCGGCTCTTTGCACTTAACTTCCTCCTCTTTACTGAATCCGTTCGAACATAAAAGTATCCGATAAAATTTCACTTGTGGAGCTCCGTGTAGCCATCCCATAGAGGTTCATAGAAAAGGTAAGCGTTACCCTCTGTGCCGAACATACGGTTTTTGGCGATTCTTATTTTAACTTTATTTGGATCTGCTGAATTGTCCGTCCTTGCGCATCTGTGTAGTACGATAACGTTATCTGCGTATTGTTTAATAGATGATGACCCCTTAAGCGAATGCAGTCCAACCTCTTCGGAGCCTGTGGATGTTTGTCGAGGATGGCAGATGAGCAGTAGGTGCATCTCAAGGGCAAAGGCAAGCTCATGGAGTCGCTTAACGGTTTCATCTATAGCCTCGTGCAGTTTGTCTTTCTTTGTGCTAACCAGATAGTCCAAGTGATCCAACATTACGATTCGTATGCCTAGCTTCTTTGCGGTAACCAATTGATTTGCCAGGGAGTTAATGTCGGTGCCTATCGTATTCGGATTGATGTAAACCTTGTACCGGCTAGCCCATTCATCGAACTGCTCATTTTCGTGGTCATTAAAGTTGCACATTTTCATCGGCCGGCGCAGGATTATCGAGGCCAGTTTACGCATTGTGGTTTCTGGTTTCATTTCCCACGAGTTTATCCAGACTGGTATCCCTTGCATTGCGCAGTTCACCATCATCTGAGTACAAAACGTGGTCTTGCCGGCTCCGGTGTCTGCGGTGATCACGGTCAGTTCCCCAGGCCGCAAACCCTGTAGGTAGCGATCCAGGCAAGCCCAGCCGGTAGAATAGCCTTTGTTTATTTCGGCACGATATTCCCGGGGTAGGTCATGCAGCGCAGTTATACAGTCCGGTGTAGGGTGCGTAGCGGTACCGAACTGTAGGAATGCTTCTAGCTCCGACGATTGAGATGTATGATGTGTTCCCGATTCTTCCATAGGTCCTTTAAGTATTCGTCAAGGTATGGCTGTAATGGAGTGTCGGATTCGGGTACTTCGCACTGTGCGGTTTTAGAGGGTAGCGCTTTAGATAGCCAGTTAGCGATGAAGCTGATAGTGCCCTTAACGGATTTACCCTTAGGAGACTGTAACCAGAATTTCATCTTCTTTAGCTCAGCGTCGACATTAGTATTGAAATAGGAAGACTTAAGTTGCTTCAGCTTAGACTCATCTAGGCCAACGAACTCGAAGCTTTCCCGATCAAAATGCACAGAAGTACCGGTTTCCTTGCCCATTTTCACTTTACGTAAGGTTTAGCTTGGATTAATTAGATACTTCTGATAGTGTGATAGCGCAATTGTAACACTAGGGAACTTGAAAGACCCCAATCAAAAGTACCTAACCTACGGGAGTCTTGACAGAGGCTCTCGTTTTTCTTACCTAACCTAGCCTTTTTACGAATTGAGATCAAGAAATTATTGAAATCTTTTCGTTATGTGGCTCCTGCTGCGTTTAAAACACTCCCGCAAACGTTCATTGTCCTTATAGACATAGTTGAGCGCATTTCTTATCAACTCTTGCACAGTTACGACTCTTCCGCTGTTTAAGGCCTCGAGCGCTGCGATGTCCACGAGCATATTGTACATGGACGTTTCTATGCGCGCGGATACCACTTGATTATCTTCCAGAGACTTAAGCCTTGCCATATCACCTCCTAAAAACATCGAAAATAATACTTACACCAATTATCCACAAGAAGATGTTGCCAGATATTCGAGTTGATGTTAAGTTCAATTTTTAACTTCACAGGTACCATGGATAATCAGTATACGGAAACTTTTAAGGAAATATGGGCAGGTTGCGCGAGCTTTTTGCTTATTTTCCTCACCTTTTTAGGATGTACTTCAGTGCTATTCACTCTAGTATTTGTCCTATGTAAAATATGGCAGGCATATGGACTTTCCTAGAGTCACAGAGATACTAAAGCCCTTCACAAACTTCGACCACATACCAGTTAAAGTACTCGATGGCGCTGCTGCTCGCGGGACAAGTGTGCATGCTATTTGCGCAGCAATAGCGAAGGGCGAATGGATCCCTGAAAGTATGATCGATCCAGAATTACGGGGCTATGTGGAATCGTTCAAGCTCTGGTCGCTGGCTAATGTGGATAAGTTCAATGTGATCGAGAAACGTTTTGCGCATTCCTGGCTAGAATACACTGGACAGGTTGACTTTGTTATCGAGAATACTTTAGGGCAAAGCTATCTCGTGGACATTAAGACCGGTAAAACTCCACAGAAAACGTTTCCCCTACAAATGGCGGCATACAAAGAGCTTCTAGCCCAGCACAATATAACGGTAATTGGAGCGGTTCTTGTTTATCTGGACAAAGACGGAAAGTATCCTAAGGTACAAATAATTAACGACTTAACAGAGCAGTTTTACGTGTTCGAATGCGCACTGACCTGCTGGAAGTATTTTAACAAAGGAAAGCAAGATGGAAAAGCCAAAGAACATCCACCAGCGTCTATTGGGGATAATGTCGGAGCTAAACTACATACAGAAGGGTCCCAAATCGGTTAACGGCCAGTACAGGTACGCTAGCCATGATCAGGTTACAGCGGCGATACATCCCTTTCTTGTCAAATACGGCGTCACTGCACTCCCTACGGTCACTGCCCACACCCAAGAAGGTAACCGGACTACAGTGGATCTTCGCGTAGTATTTACCAATGCTGACGATCCAAACGATGCCATTGCTATTTCGTGCTTCGGGTATGGAGTGGATCCAGGTGACAAAGGGCCAGGTAAAGCGGTGTCCTATGCGTTCAAAGTGGCTTGTCTTAAGGCTTTAGCACTAGAGACAGGAGAAGACCCAGATGAGGACGCTAACGCTGTCTATGAGCCTCCTAAGTGCCAAGAATTCGATTCACTGGTTAGTATGTGGTCAGAAAAGGATAAAGAGCGCCTCGATCAGTTTTTATCGCACAGTTCAGTAGCGCTTAAGAAGCATGTCGAAGATGTGAAGCGTGAAGCGGTATCCAGGTTTGATGATTTCATTGCAGCATATAAGAAGTGGAACCCAGGTGTGAAGACTAGAGAAGTTAAGGCTAAAGGTTAGAAATGAACTATCTTAAGCGTAGATTGTTAGAACTAGACATGCAGATACATATAAGAAAATCAAAAATATTAGAAATCATGGAAGCTCAATATGGAAGACACAAAGAACCTAAAGAAAGTAGCCAAAAGAGAGAAGACGTTCGCGACACTAGCCAGGACAGAAGCAAAGGGAGCGAGAGAAAGAGCCGCGCGCGAGACTGGGGCAGCCAAAAAGGATAGCCAACGGGAAGTTAAAATTGATGAGAAGTTTGCAAAGGAGAGAACACAGTGGAGCGAAAACGCGAGAGAGAAGCTAAACAAGCGAAGTTGATGCGCACATTCCTACTAGACATTGACGACCTGCACGAGGCTAAAAAAGATGCAATGCCAAGAAGCGCGAATGCCTACGAGTGGAAAAGGCACCCAGATTATGTAGCAGAACTAGAGCAGTTCGCAAAGAAATGGGGACCCAAAATAGTCTAACGGTAAGGCGCAACCGAAACCAGGATACCCATGCGTGAGCACTGCGGTAGACTATGGAGCGCCAGTTTACTTTTTACGAGACTTACCGGCTTTGGACAGGGCAATCGCGACTGCTTGTTTCTGAGGCTTACCGGCTTGCACTTCAGTCTTGATGTTTGCTGATACTATTTTATTGCTTTTTCCAGATTTGAGTGGCATAGTGTACCTTTAAATTTAGGTGTTATGGATCCGTTAAAATGTAAAAAGTGCGAAAAAGATAGTGTGGTCTTAAATGGCTGCTGCGAAGAGCACTCTATCGTATTCGTGGAGCTAAAATATGATCCGCCTCCTTTTGATTACCGTCATCTCATTCGTTCACTTCTCAATGATATCAGGAAATGCCCCCCCAGACCGCCACCCTTGCGAATTACTTTACAGTGACACGGGTGACGTTCTGCTTTTACTAGACGGGCACTTGTATGAAATAGCAGCATGGCACAGCTCGGAATGCTCATGCGGGATTGTGTTTGAAGTGGATGATCCGGAAGATTAGGTAGCCTCATAAGTCAGAGCTAAAATTACTTCCATAGCAGCATTAGCCATTTGCATGTTTGTGGCTGATACTGAAGAACCACTTCCTATTATTTTGATAGTAGAAGATCCAGCCGCTAAATATGCACATACACTTGTTCTTCCAGCTGGCCAAGTCCAACCAGAACCATCAAAATAAATACCAGTAGTAGCTGCAACGTTAGACGCGAAAGGCAGTCCATTAATATTAACATTCCCTGTTCCAGTAGCAGCAGAAATCGATATATCTATCCAAACAGTTACCAAATTACCTACTCTAGTGTAACTTCCTGTCTGAGAATTATATGTTGTTACTCCTGCTGATGTTTGCCCTACAAGAGTTGGTGTAAATGATGGGTTTCCGTTGTATCTATTAAGAGGATCTCCAGAACCAAAAGTAATACTAGTTACTGTTGGAGTAGCTGAGAATGTTGGGGTAGATCCTACTCCCTGACCAGTAAGAACAGTGCTTGTCGCTCCAGTTGCTATATTTACTGCATTATTTGTTGCCATATATCTCCTATGCTACTGTTATGTTTCCGATCGAGCTAACTACGTTCCAAGTTAAGTTTGCAGTCATACAGACCAGATAAACGGTATCCCGGATAGCTGTAGATGCCAAACTGCCAGAAGTTATAGTTGCAGAGGATGTTCCGAAAAAGATCTGTTGGTTAGTTGTATATCCGATAGACCAGCCGGTTGCAGTGTTTATGCCCGTAACAGCGACTAAATCCCCTACAGCCGAAGTAGTTGGCAAAGTAAACGCTACAGTGCCAGATCTATTTGCTATCCAACCAGTATTAGATGTCATAGCTTGAGATGCGCCTGTGACCGCCGTCCAAGTAAGACCACCACCAAGGGCGTTTACTGTGATTGTACCTGCTCCGTTTGTTATAGATACGCCAGTACCAGCTGATAATGTTGCTGCTGATGGATCTACGCCTGTGCTACCTATAGCCAGCTGTCCATTAGTTAAAGCTAGACTGGTGATAGCATTAGATGCACCGCCGATTAAAATATCATGATTAGTAACTGAAGTAGCCGTGAAGGTTCCTGCGCCGTCGTACTTGACTATGCCAGCACTGTTAGCGTTGATTGCGTTAGCTGTTGCCATAAAGACTCCTAATTGATTGTTGGGTTGCCTATTACGGAGATCACACGCCAAATTGTGCTAGCTCCTCCTGTTGTACATACGCATTCGATAGTGTCTCCTGCGCTTGTTGCCACTATAGATCCACCTACCCCTGAAGTTGTTCCAGTCGATCCTAGTAAAACTTGCTGGTTCGCGTTCTGTGCCAGTGTCCATAAGCCAGACTTGCCCGTGATGATGAACGAGTCCCCGAATGCTGCGGTTGCCGGTAAGGTATAGGTCACTCCACCACCACGATCGGTTACATAGCCATTCTCTACGGTTATAAGTTGCGTAGCAGTGGTCACGTCATTCCAGGCGAAGCTCATTCCGGCAGCTGAAAAGGTTGCAGTCTTAGCAGTGAAATCGTATGCAATGGTTATGCCTGTTCCCTGGGTCAGCGTCATAACCTGAATATTTGAGTGGCCCATAGGCGGAGATGTCTGTCCTAACCAAATCTGGCCATCGGTATTCAGTCCATTAGATTCTGCTACTGGGGACAGTCCACTAAAGTCTGCATTGTTGGCGAATACTAAGTTCTGAGAATTTGAGTTCGAATCTTTAAAACCTGGCATATAACCTCTTTAACTTACGAATATGTATGTGGTCACGGCTCTATAGTGTATAGTCGTGGATGCTAGCCCATTTACAACGATAGAGAATGTGTTTGCTACAGAATTTATTGTCTCCACTACAGTTATTCCGCTAAGTGTCCCTTCTTCACCCTCGAACACTAAAGAGGAACCTATCTGAGGAATTATGGCGGCTATCCCTGTAGTCCTGACATTATTATAGGAAACATAACCAGCTCCTAAAGAGTCTGTTACGTCGAATACAACAATCTGAGTGGTAAAAAGATACGTGCCTGCTATACCTCCTAGCGGAACTGTTAATAACGTCATAGGGGTTGCTGCATCTGTAGTTATTGCGGTGCCCTCGACACGGTTAGCGAGTTGCACCACGACGTTCCCAGTTGTAGGAGAAGCAACGACCCCGTTAATCCCTGTAACGGAGTCGACGATTCCTGCTGCTGCTGAGACGCTGACTATTCCTGCTTGGCTCATCTATTCCCCCTTGGCATATATAACTTCGATGTAGACGGCACCACTCGAGGGCACAGTGCTATACCTGACGTAGAACTGCACACCGATACCAAGCAGGAGGTTATCCAGGTTCTTGACAGGGGGCGCATTCGTAGACAAGTCGTACAGTGTGAAGCTGTTAGCAGGAACGAAGAGATGATCATTGGTACCGTCAATACTAAAGAACAGATCCCCGTTCGTGTTGTTGGTTATCTTAAAAACTCTAACAGGATGGGTCAGCGCTCCGCCAATCGTGGTGTACGTGGCTAGAATCACTCCCCCGGTTCCTGCTTTAGTCCTTAGTGGATCGAATTGTACTTGCGCCATGGTGCCTCCTTATTTACACAATCCATAAGCTCTTAAAGCCGCAATTGTGCCCTGTAGACCCAAGGCTAGTTGATAGATGTCGTTACGGATAGCGGCGGAATCATTAGCATAAACCGTTAAGTCTGTGTAGTTAGCTATTGTACCCGTGGAACCGCCAGAGGTCACACTATTGGTAATTGCGCCCTGAGTTTGTTGAACCACAGCAGTAGCCCCGAATGTACCCAGAAGCCCAGTTGAACTAAGCAGATTCAGGGTATGAGCAGCGGCACCGGTACCGATATTGGCAACACCTGCGCGAGTACCAGTTAATGCGTTTAGTGTCTGTGTTCCAGCAGTACCGTTACCAGCTAGGATGTTCACTGTTGAGTTAGCACCGGAAGCACCACTGTTTATGTTCGTGACAAGCGCACCTGTATTCGCAGCATTGGCCACGTTAACAGAGGTCGCGCCTACCGCAGTTGCTAAGCTGGTTGTGCTGGTCGAGTCCAGTGTAGTAGCATGCACAGGTCTAGGAGTCGTGCTGCCGAAACCGAGAGCTGGAGGAGAAGCAAAATCGACCGCAACGGAACCACCAAATGTTAAGGGGGATACGTAGCAGTTATCAAGGACACCAGCAGCTACCTCGGTTAGTGTGGCCGCTCTTACTGTTGTGTTTTGTGTCTCGGGTGTGCCTGTGACTCCGGGGGGGTAGCCTGCATAACCGAGTGGATTTGTGAATAGTCCCATATATTCTCCTTTGTTAATCTTCTTCTTTAATTGAATTTCCGAAAGCTTCCATGCCAAGCACAAACTTAATCGGATCGCTTTTCTTCTTACACGCATCCAGGAAAGCTCGTCTTGTACGCGGACTGGTTAGCAATCTGTTCATCATTCTGTAGCCAACTAGACCGATTAGAACAGTTGGTATGCCTGTGGTGATTGCGCTTGTAGCTGAGCCGCCCAGTTTAGCTATCCCGAATACTGAAATTGCCGATTTAGTATTCAGGTGCAGTGTGTCCTTTATCCATTCATTCCAGTCTTCTAACTTCTGCTTAGCGTGGTAGTCTTTTCTTTTCATGCGCTTAAGTATCTCGTCTCCACGGTGTGCTTTAGCTTCGAGCACTTCTTTGTCTGTTTTCTTTGTGGGCAGTTTCTCTTTTCCGATTTCGCCTATCTGTCTCTCTGTACGATTCTCTTTTGCGGCCAGTTCTTCTAGTCGCTTTCCTCCGCGCTGCTCTTTAGCTGCTAGGGCCTGTTCATCCCGGGTTGACTTGCCTTTGGGGCCCAGTTCAAGTTTTTCCTTGCCTAGACCAGTGATTTGCCGTTCGGTTTGCTTTTCTTTGGATACGATCTGCTCGAGTTTGCGCTGACCAGGAGACTCTCTAGCTAACTCTGGTTTTTTCCTGTAACTGAGTTGTCTATCGATCTGCTCTTCAGTCGGAAAATGCTGTATTATCTTTAGGTTCGTGCCCATCTCTTTGACTTGGCTACCTAGGTTCCTGAAGAACTTAACGGCATCCTCACCACCCATCATACGGATATTGTTAACGGTTCCAGGATCACGCATGAACTCTTTGAATTTGTCCAGATTAAGTGTTCCATCTGATTTGAATACTGATCGCTTTAAGTCTTCGAATGATTGCTCCTGAAGGTATTTAGTCAGGCGCGCTTTATTCGGGCTGTTGTGCAGCGCTTCGTTAACCAGTTTTTGGCCTTCGGGTGTCTTCCATAGATTAAGGGCTAGCTTAGGGCGATCACCAGTACTGAGGGATTGGCTTAAGTCGTCCAGGATAGCTTCTTGTTTAAGTTTTCGGCGTACTTGAGGATTGTGCGGATTCTTGGACTCTACGATCTCACGCGCCAGTTTACGGTTTTCGGCAGAGAGGTGTCGTTCCATCTCGCGAAGCGACTTCTGAGACTTGTCGAATGTCTGTTCGTTAAGCTTTTCCAGGAACTCACGCTCGATCTGCTGGGTCTGCGCAGGTGACAATATCGGTTTCAGCTCAGCGAATGTGGTGGGCGATTCAACCATTTTGGCAACGCGCTCACCTGCTTGCTGACCACGGATACTTTTAATGCTGTCCCTACCAAATCTCTGGGCCACTACTGCGTGCTGTGCTTCGGCTAGTTCAAAGGCAGCCAGAGCATCAGGAACTTGCACTAGACCTGTACGTATGTCGGCTTTTAGATCCAGTACCTCTTTTTTCAGGACATCTTTTACGGTAGGCTCAATAGCTTCATAGGTCACAATTTCATTTAGTCTTCGGGCAACTTCTATAGATCTCGACACGGGAATTTCAACACCTGCGGCAGCCTGGACACCTAAGGACTCGGCAATCGTTGCGGTAGCACCAAGATCTTCCAGTACACCTTCTAGGTTTTCGATAACTGCGTTGTATCCGGCAGGTCTTGTACGTAAAGAGGCTAGTCTAAGTAATCTATTAATCGCAGTGTTTATGGCTCTTGTAGGTACATGGGTAACCGTATGCGCTATTCGCTCTGCTTCTACGTACAATGGCGCGTATTCTGCTTTGGCTGCTTCTAGTGCTTCGTTCACATTTTCCCGGATTGATGTGCCAAGTACTTCCATTGACGCTGCCCTGGTGCCTACCTGATTGATCTTACCCTGAATTGCGGTGTTCTCGAGTGCTGCCGCTTCTTTAACCAGGTCCACGGCTAGCGGCTTGTACGGTTCGGAAAGCTCGTGCACTTTCTTGGTTAGCTGGTTCACTGGGCGGTCTTCGATTACACGGGTCTTTATATCTTTAGGTGTGAGGCCTGGTTCTGCTTGAGCTGCTGCTTGTACACGGGAAACTGCTTGTGTTTGCTCTGAAGGTGTACCAGGTGCGCCTTTCTTAACTGTAAACTGTTTGGTTCCTTGTGCGACTTGTGGCGTTGCGGTACCTTGTGATGGATACTTTTGTGAGTAATAGAAGTCTGTGAATTTCTTGAGGTCATCAGCAGACTTAATTAAACCGTTATCGAAATTAGGTTTAGCCGCGACAAGAATATCGTCTGTCATACCTGCAATAGATGTTCTTCCTTTCTGTAAAGACTCGAAACCTTGCTTGTAAAAACTGTCTGATATGCCCTGACCTAAATCTGCAAAACCATACTGAATTCCTAATCCGCCTGGTGGTTGTGATGGTTGTGATTTAGATGTAACTGCCTGTTTACCTTGTGATACGGGTTGTCCTAATGTTTGCTGCGCAAGTTTGGACATTTCGGTTTGTTCGCGCTGGGCAAGCTGTACAGTGCGTTCCTGTGCTGCTAGTTTTTCGGCTTCACTTAGAGGGCCTTCGATTACTTCTAGTGCTTTAGCTGCAACCTGCTCTGGTGTGGTTGCTCCTGATACCTTGACTTCATTAGCGACTCTGTTGACCATTTCTAGTCTATTGGTACCTGTTTGACTTGCGCGTCTCATCATACCAGCAGCGAATCGGCCACCAACACCTAGAGTCTTTAGGGCAACATCGAGAGCAGCCCAGGTTCCACCATTCTGAAGAGCATCTATAGGTGAAGGAATCTCGCCTTTCGCTACTTGATGCAGAGCACTATCCGCCATACCGACACCGAACATAGATAATAGAGCACCGACATTCTTTTGAATCACAGGACTTTTGGTAATCATTTTCATTACAGGACTTGTTGCCAAATGCGAAACTTTAATCATTCCACTTAGAGGCAGATAAGATCCGACAAGCTGACCAGCCACTTCGGGAATCTGTAATATGTTAGCTTCCTCAAACTTAATCGGTTTCAGTGCTTCTATGTTTTCAGTGGCACCAAACGACGCACCGGATAGAGTGCCCTTAACGAATTGGCTACTGTTTAGGAATTCGCGTTGAGTCTGGAGGTCTTGAATATACTGCATGCGTTCACGAATCGACATGCTCTTTAGCTCTTCCGGTGTTTTGTCTGGCACGTGATACTGACCAGCAGCTTCCACCATTTTGGCTTGGTCTCGCTGCTCAGGAGTTGTGGTAATCGGATCATCTAACACGAAACCTTTTCTGACAGGTGCACGTGGCTGTGGTAACTGAGTAGGTGCGCTGTCCTCGGGCTCTTCGTCTAGAATAAACCCAGGCTTCCTTATGGTTACAGGACCGGTACTGATTGTGCCTAGATTTTTGTCCATCTGACTCCATCGCTTTTAACTTTAGTGCCATCCGATAACGTGCCTGTTCGCCCTTTAAGCTCTAAGGCAGGCGGCAACTCATCGCTGTTTACTTCTTCACCTACCAGATCCATGTCCATATAGGCGTCTAAGATTGAGTCGGATTCAGCCTGAAATTTATCTAGGATTTCTTGATTGGAACCTAATTTAAGAAGATCGAGCTTTTGCTGGTCTCTTTCGATTGCTATCTGGGCTAAGCTATCCAGTGCATCCAATTTTGAATTGCGCAATGTCACTGAGTCTGTAGGTCTTATAGCGTGTTTCTCTTCAGCTATTTTGATCTTGCCAAGTGCGATGGTTCCTTTGCCTGCGATCAGTTCAAGGACGGTTTTGATTAACGGGAACGAGCGGATAGAGATGTCGTTTGCTGTTTTGTTTAAACCTGTCCAGCCAGTTAATTTTGCGGATGGAGTACTTAGCGTGTCGGATAATTTACGGAGCTTGCCGACTTCTTCCCTTACTTTGCGGTTTTCTATAATGTTTGAGGTCAGCGCGCCTGTTTCCTTAACACGTCTCTTGGCGAATTCCTTATCTTCTAAAGTAGCCTTGGGAGGTTCTAACGAATCGCGCAACAGTGTCTCGGCTTGATCTTTAGAGAGGCTACCTTTCAGACCAGCTTTCATCTCGGGAGTCATAAACTTATCTGAGATCTGGTCTATAATGGCATCGGACTGCTCTTGCTCGTCTAACTTGGCTTGCGCTTTTTCTTCTTCTCTTTTAGCTTCAATGTCCACGCGCTGCTGTTGTGTTCCCTGGGCAGTTGATGCGTTTCCCTCGACTGCTTTATTGTGCCTGGTTTGTTCCTCGAGCTGTTTGTTTTTGTGCTCGGCTGCTGTAGTTGCACGATCCGTGGCTCCTTGTGCTTTTGTTCCTTCAGTGGCCAGTCGACCTTCCTGGTATGCCTTCGTGTTAGCTGCTTTGTTTTCTTCTATAGTTGCACGGGCTTCGGCGACCTTTTGCGCTTCTTTGTTCTTCGCTTGCGCTTCTTCGAACTCCGCGACGCCCATGTAGTTTTGGAGTGCTTGCTGTTTAGCTTTCGGTGAGTGCGTCTTCGTATTGGTTAGCGCGTCTAGTATTTGCCTGGCTGTTGGTTTGTCGCCGAGTGCCATGATGCTTTTCTGGATAGCTTGTTCATCTGACCGGTTAGCATAGCCCTGAACAAGATCGCTCCCGAATTTGCGTGCCGCATCTGCCCAGGAGTTGTCTGCTTCGATGATCTGTACCATGGTTAACCTACCTGTGTTTGAACTTGCGTTACTGGCTGCCCGGTTGCTGTTGGTGCTGGAGTCTGAGTGTCTTTAGGTTTGAACAGCGCATCCACCGCAGCAGAACCGACCTTCTCACCTATATTGGATATGATTCCTTGCCCGGCAGCTGCTATGGGATTCTGCTCGCCTTTTTGGTAGATATTTTCGAATCCTCTTGTGCCTTGAAGTGCATTGATACCCGCTATCTTATTTTGTTTTTGCTGCTCTTGTGCTTGGTAAAGAAGTCTAGCCAATTCACTTTGCAGGTCTGTAGCGCCTTTGATCTGACCGCGACGCATACCAGAACCGGCGACTTGGTTTCCAGCGATGAATTTCTCTTGGATCTGCGGGAGGATGTTTTCTTGGAAGTTCTTTAGCGCAGGATCGGCCACACCTTTCTTGAACTTTTCCTCGTTGAACTCGCCAAATACGTCAGCTAGAGGACCGGTTCCCTTTGTGATGGCCTCGTCTATTAGCTTCATCATGTTTTGCTGCTCTGGAGTCAATGTGGATATCTTTTTTACTTTGTCTTTCTTGCCACCACCGAATAGCCCACTTACAGCTCCTACAACACCACCAGCTACAGCACCTACAGCAGTCCCAACAGGTCCACCAAAAGATCCTACAGCAGCACCACCAGCAGCACCACTTATAGCTCCTGCACCACCTGCACCCCAATTCGCTTTAGCCATGTTAAGTCCTCGCTTTCGTGTAATAAATGGTTACGTTAAATAAGTATCCGGCCCAGTCTGCGTTGCCAGTGATCAGGTAGATGTTAGTCGGGTCCATGTACAGACCAACGCCATTCGCTAAAGTGGTCGGGTCCATATAGGGTATCGGAGCGGCAAAAGTAGCCAAGGGCACTTCACCCTGCATGTTTCCGGTAAGCTGAACCACAATATTGATGCCAGTGATTCCGTGCGCATAGGGTGTAGTGGCCGTGCTAACAACTACACCGGATATCGTCTTCTTCCAGATTGGTTGCCCGTCTATCCACGTAAAACTAGTCATTCGTTCCCGGGAAAAATAGCTCTCATCGTCTATAGTGGCGTTTACCGAGTTAGAGACCTGGATATGCTGGGACTGAAGCTGAAACTGGAACTGCTCCTTCTGGTCTTCCTCGGCACCTTCATACTTCTGCCAGCTAAAGTTAGGTTGCAGTTTCATTGATTTCCTCTATACCCAGGAGCGCTTCCCCGGTATTGTTGATCAGGTTCATGATGCTGAGTGCCCTCATTCTGGTAGGGAACGCATAGATCAGCACCTTTTCAACGGCACCATCTTGATCGGGAAAGTATTCGTATAAACCGTATTTCATTAGTTAAAAATCCTCCCTGCTGGTTTCATGTATAGCACCATAGCATGCACGTAAACTGGTTGGTCTAAGCTAGTACCGAAGTCCGCAGCGTTCTGGTACAGTCGAATGGTGTGCGATTTACCTGTAGCGCCAACATAAATGCGCTTCCAGACTTTGGTTTGATTTGCAGAGCTCATGGAATCCATAGTGGCAAAGTTCAATATCGTTTCCTGATAGTATCCGGCTGGGTTTCCTGAACCATCCACGTACAGCTCATCGTTAAGGTAGAACTGGACCCGCAAAGTAGTGGTATTGTAGGCAGAGACGAACAGATCAACATAACCGAAGCGGCACAGTTCCCCTTCCTCGATAAATGGGTTGAAGTTCTTCGTTATAACGCTCATAAGCACTGGGGTTGTCTCATCGCCTAGCGAATTGCCCGTGTTAAGCTCGAAGACAGTATCGAACTGATCACCGGCTAAGTCGACAAGCGCATTGCTCTGCTGTAGATAGCTATCCCAGGTCACGTCCATGTCTTGCCAGGTCGTAAATGTGGTGGACCAAGTAGGAACGTTCACTATCTTGCCAAAGCCGAGACAACTAAACGGAAACTGATAAACCGCGTAGGTCTGATCTAAATAGTTAAAGGCCAGCACATTATCGGATGCGGTTACCTCGGACTGGTCTTGCGGTGAGCTGTTGTAGCAGAGCCAGCCTTCCTTCTCGTCGTCGAATCTTTCCCCATAACATTGCCCTATGCTTGTCTGGCTCATGAACGGTACTGGAGTCTGCTGCGCAAGTCTTGTCGGGTCTGTGAAATCCGGTATGATCTCGTCGACCCTCTTCACGTTCACTCCATCAGACCCAACAATCGCGGGCTTGCCTATAGAACTGAACCAGGAATCGTAGTTAATTGCGCTGTACTGAGTGTCACAGGCCCATATATTGTTTGTGCTGTCCCATCTAAAGGGTGAGAATGCGTCAGCAGTATACCGAAATACGCGCTCTGAATTAGCAAAGCGCACGATCAGGTCAGTATTGATGTAGCCGAAAAGCCTGATCGCCTCACTGGTAGGAGCGGGCAAGTTCTCGTCATTGGTAAAGTCTAAAGGTGCGCCAGCTGTAGACCACCAAATATCGTTAGGCGCGCCGACTCCGTTCATCAGCACATTCATCAGTAGGAGACGTTCGCGATAGGTAAAAACATGGAGTACTCTGGTAATGTCATAAACTGGAACGCCACCTGATGCTGTTGTGAGCTTTACCGAAACATTAGTATTTAGGTAATGAACACTTATTCCGTCATAGTAAAATGGTGGGTCTATATTGTTAGTAAAGAATGCGTTATACTGGTAGTTTGTTAGGCTAAAGAAGTTAGAGATACCACCAGTGAATAGGTCATCGTAAAACCCGCCAGTGAAATCGTAGACGTTTGTGGCTGTTGAAGCGGATAGAGTGAAGGTAACTGCTCCGGTGATGTAGTTAATGCTTCCTGAAGTGACATTAGCTCCCTGAAGTTTGCCTTGTCCATTATCGGTTATCGTATTACCTGGTACGGGAACACCTGCTGCTGTGAACTCGGAAATTGCAATTGTGCCAGGAACGAAAGGTGCTCCAGCAAGTACGCCAGTAAAGGTTTGCGCTCCTCCAGGTGTTGTGTAGAACTGTGCGATATAATAATCATGAGGTAGTTCTGTTACAGCTTGAAGTGCTCCCGATTGCGCGGCCAGGATACCTACATTGTTTACGATCTTACCTACGCGCTTCTCGTCGAATACCAAAACCTCTTGCCCACCTGTATCCTGATAATATTGCTTAATTCCCATGATGGCTGTTGTAGAAAGCGGAGTGAAGTCAATAATAATGAAAACTGAACTGTAAATACTTAGAGGTGGTGCAGTGTTAAAAGTGATTGTGAATACACCTGTTGTTATGTTTATACGACCAGTTCCACCAGCACTACCGGTTAGAGTTATTTCTGTAGCCGAAAAGTCTGAAGTGTACGCGAATGTTTCTGCTGTTCCGGCTGCGACGCTTATTGTTCCGTATACAAAAGGAGAAGATTCTTTTAGATTGGCAACCACAGGCAAAACGAGAAGCGTTCCTGTAAAAGTTTTCTTCACTCCATCTGGTGTTCCCAGGGAAGCTTGTCCTCTATCCGTGAATCTTGCAAACAAACGGTATCCGGCAATCTTCTCCAGCACACCTCGGTATAGATGGCAGTTAATCATTTGCTGGTACGAATCTCTAGGAAGCAGCCAAGATTCGACTGACTCATTAAATCCGGTTCGCGTGTTTTGTATAGGAAACTTTTGATAGTCTACCATTATATTGGCCAGTAAATGTATTTGTATGTTGACGTGTAATTGGCTCCATTAGCTCTGTTAACTTGAAGGTTTAATGAGTTGTTTAATAGATTAAGTGTGGTAAAACCAGTTAAAACAGCAGAAGCAAGATACGATATGTAAACCACTGAAGATGAAGAGAAAAAAGTAAATACAGTCGCGCTTCCACTACCAGGCTGAGATAATAGAACATGCCCAAAACAATCAGCGGGAATAGCAAAAACAGTCGTAAATGAAGTTGTGATAAATACGGTTCCAGTTCCGCTAACCCCAGATACCGGACGCTTTGTGCCATTATAAGAGAAGATATTACCGCCTATAGAATACATAACCGAAGCTATGCCCGTGCCAAGCGATGAGATGTCCGTGGCTTGATTGGGTAGTGAGATCTTCTGGTGCGATCCGTCTGCCTGGCCGCTGATCTCGTTGCCGTTCCAAGCATGATCTATCCGCATTGCAGTGTTGATGTACGTGAAGTTATTTAGGATCGGTATCTGAGTCGCTGCGATCTGCTGGTTGCCTTGAGGTACGTTAGGGGTATATGACATTTCTTCTCCTAAAACTTGGGGATTGATCGTTCGTATATCAGCTCTTCATAGGTGTCCTGCATACAGACGTCCTTGAATCTTAAGTACTCTGGCATTACTTGCTGGTACTGATCGAATTGGTTTAGCCGCTTGAATCTGTGCAGTGCAGCTCCTAAAGCAATCAGTGGGCCTAAATCTGGTCGGAAAGGTACATCTGTTCCGTTTATTAGAGGCTGTGGAACCTGAATGCCTTGCATCTTGATTAGGTAGACTTGGTCAGGCACAGGGCGCAAAACGAATAGGTTAGCGGCATTAAGCGTGGCAACTGTAGAATCAGCTAGGAATGTTTGGTTAAAGAACAGTATCCCTTGGGGCCTATTAGCCTGGTACGTCTGCGAAGTGGCTACGATATTTGTGTTAAGCGCTGGAGCCAATACAAACGATAAGCTAGAGACTACGCCGGTTAGATAATCGATAGTGCCTGAAACAGAGATAGGGCTAGCAGGCACAATAGGAGAAACTTGGTTAAATCCTCCGGCCCCATCATCTTGAACGACCTGAGTACCATCTGTGACATAAACGCTCCTGGGTAAGACTGGAAAAGCAGATAGATTAAAAGGGAAAGCATTTGTGGTTCCGTCGCCTGTGGTAATGGCCTGCTTGTTCTCTCGCTGTGGCCAGTCTTGATAAAAAGTATCCGGGTCAATGTACCACTCAATCGGGAAACCATCTGCGTAAGCACTAGGATTGACAGTCTGGAAACCTTGAGGCGCGAGGTACTGATCTACGTTAGCCTGGCAAAAGAACTGGTAATTCGTGTAGCCCCAGAAGATCTTTAGCTCCTTGGGCAACACAAACTGGTAGTAGTAGTTAATGAGATCCGCGCACTGCTGGTCGGTAAGCATCGTGGTATCGGGAACGCCAGTGATATTGCGGAATTCGTCGATTATAGATGTCAGGTTCCAAGTTGGTGCGCTGAATACCATTAGACTGCCCTCTCACATACGAAGTGCGTCTTGTAACCGGCTATGTAGATTTCAGGTATCCCCTCTGAGTTTCGGCGATACTTCTCGATGTTCTCTCTGCACGATTCTAGATTCTTGATTATTTCCCTGGGTAACTGGTAGGTCTGCCCGTCGATAAGCTTGTACATTTTGAACGGCACATTCTTACTGGCATAGTGAAACTCTAAAGGGTGCCCGGGATCACGTTGGTTCCGGAATACTATGCTCTCGTGCGGTGCGATGTCCTTGACCACTACGATCTGATCCTCTTTCATCTCTGAGGATACCTGTTCAATGGGTTCATCTGCTGGCCCGGCTAAGTGCGCTTCTCTGAGCTGCTCTACGGGTAGTTTCTTCTCTGGTTTTTTCTGTGCTACTAGCATATGGTTCCTAAAGTAAAGCTGTTTTACATGTTGTACATCAGGCCTGGCGGATTCGTTGCTGTTGCCGGAAACGAGATGATGTCGATCTGACCGCCTAGCGTGTACGTGTTAAATGTGCTCGTATCCACCGGGTTACCTTGCAAATCGTATAAGCTGAACTGCATGGATCCTGTGTTTACGTTCCCAACGATGTACCGGTTATTGTTGATCTGATACATTCCTTGGACACTTGAGAACGTTACTATCTGCCCTAAAGCTATAGAGAAACCGTTGGGCAGCGTGAACGACGTCAGGGTAACGACACCAGGAACCGCTTGGCTAATGTTCGAGATCTGATAAACCGTAGCTAAAGGGAATCCCGGTGTCGCTGTCATCTAGTATCCTGTGGGTGTTACTGTCCAAGCTTCCCAGAACAGCACATCCCCGTTAGAGCCTAGTACGCCAGAGCCGAGTGTGATACCTTCATAGCCAATATCGTACTGCAAACCTGCCGGAGCAGCTGGAGTGATAACCTGGCCATTCACAGGATTCAGCACTGGAGCAGTAGGAGGCGTAGAGATCACATCCATATTACCACCAGAGACGTACGTGCCGAATCCAGTTGTATCTACAGGGTTCCCGAATGTGTCGTAGAGATAGAACTTAGTGGACGAGCTAGAAGGGACACCCAACTGCGCGACAACATAACGGTTCGTATTCACTTGAGGCATGCCAACCACACCTGAGATTGTGAAGGTGAAGCCATTAGCCAGGGTCAGTGAATTGGTCGGTGTCAACGAGGAAACCGTAACCACTGCTGGATTTGCGTTAGTTATGCTGGTGATGACGTAATTAGTGTTCTGCCAGTCTGCACCAAGAACCACAGGAGTGAACCCGTTGGTAGTGATGGTAGAAGGAACACCTACAGTCTCAATCATCGCATAACCGTTGGCCGTTACCCCTTTCAGGAATAGGCTATAGTTAACTCCGGAGGCTGATGTCCATTTGGTGTAGTTATAGACGTTAAACTTATCCGGAACGAACCCTAAAGCAAGCGTAACCCCACTAGAGATCAAGGCTGTCGTAGAGTTGATTATACCGTTTCTATATTGACTCATTTGATCCTCCTATTATAACCGTTGAGTAGACAAAAGGCGTGTGATCCAGTTGTCGTTCAATAGTCTGGTTGCGAACGGATACTTATAACCCACAGAACCGCGCTGGTTGAGGGGATCAGATGTGCCGCTAGAACCTAGAGGCTTCACGATAAATTCAGCTTCTTTAGAGCCAAGTTTAACCACACCATAGGACTCTTGCCCGAGGATGATGTTGTTCCAAACAGGAGGAGATGCACTGGACGAATAACCGTTAGTGCTCAGTAGCCATCTTACGTTGTTTGTGGAACCCCATTCTGCTTCGAGCGCATCCATTGGGTTCGGGTAGTTAGCGCAAGAAAGGAAGTCGGCACAGGCTTCAAGGTCATTCTGGATTGTAACGTCCATGAATCCCCAGTAGCTTGAACGAACCGGACTTGTCGCGAAGCGATTTTCCCCGGGTATTGGTTTTGTCATCAGGCGAGCATTACCTAACCGTAGAGCACGCACCGCAGTCTTGATGTCCTGAGTGGTTATCTCTGTAGGGGTATTGCCGTTGATACCGTATTGACAGAGGATAGAACTAGCTGTAGCCACCATCATATTACGGATTAGTGTATCGATGGTTAAGCCCAGTTGTAGTGAAAGAACTCTAGTTGATTCGTTTAATACTCTATCTTGTACTGTAAACTGAACCTGGTCTGTAATAACAACAAAGTTACCGTACCACTTAATTTGTGTACTAAAGTCTGTAACGCTCAATGAATCGCCAGGAGGAGTCGTCCCATCTTGAATAGGCACCGTCGCAGCTGTCAATGTACTGTAGCGTCTGAACACCATTTGATCGCCGGAGTTTAGCGGTATCGTGCGCTTTTGTCCGAACATGTCATAGATGTAATAAGGCCTCGCCAACGTAAGGAGAAGGCGGTCAAAGTATGTGCGCACCTCTGGGGGTACTTGTGCGGTCGTGGTTATAGGCATATCTCAACCTTGTGGGGTTAGATATTCGCTAGATTCTTCCCGGCTACTTCCATAAAGTCCTTGTCAGACATGCTCGCGTAATAGTCAGCAGAACTCAGTTGCCCTTGACCACCGACACTTGCTAGTGATTGTGGTTTAGCGGCATTGAAGATAGCACGTTGACCATTCCCGTTATGTTGGGTAGGTTGTTGCGCTGGTTGCGATGCTCTTGAGTTTAATTCTGCTAGAAGGTACGCTGCCTCGTATGGATTTGAAGCGTTCTTGATCATCTCAGCAAATATCGGATTCTTACTTGTTAATTGCGGTACGTGTTGAGTTACCATGCTGTTCCAGTCCTGATGCGTTGTCTTTGTCTCGATGGCAGTGATGGCGTCTTTGAACTCTTCCCGGAGTCGAACGTTATCCTGCCTGATCGCGTCAAAGGCCTTTCTCACATCGCTCGAGTCTTGCATGTCCAGTGCCGAGTATGCATCCTGTGGTGTCGACTGAGCTGATTCTGGCTGACGAGACTTGGAGTAGGCTTCCGCTTGCCCTTTCCAGTAGCTCGCCTCTTGTTGCAGTTTGGCTGTCTCTTCTCGCAATGCCCTAAAGTTGAACTCCTTGTCGGACAATTGCCCCTGGTTGGCGACTTCAGGTGTAACGCCTATTGGATCCGCGACGACTTGATCCTGGTTTACGTCTAAATATGAGTTGTATTGTGCTTGAGCAGCATCCGGGAACAACTCACTCCCTGGGGCTGACATATCTAATTCGTTCATGTTTCCTTGTGATCTCGGCGACAGATCGGTTCACGCCCGTTTTCAAAAATTAACTTGTCACAAAAAACAGAGGGTTACGCAGTTTAAACGCACCCCGTACTCCTTCTACACTTGGCAGATGAGCTATTCACTTAAGCCAGCAGAATCGATCCTGATTCCTTGGCCGCATCAGCTAAAGATGGGATGAAGTCTTGCTTGCTTTCTGACATCTCCATCTCACTGATAGGTACGTCATAGGGCAAACTCAGCTTCCTATCGATAACTAACCGACGTTCATCATTGTTCCACTTAAAGACTAGAACTCCAACCATGCCGCAGGGTGGCCGTTTTGCTATAACCTCCCAGCCTGCCACCATCGCATTCGGAATCGTCGCGTGGGGCTTAGCAGCGTACAGTATCCAGAAGTCGCGTCTTAGCTTATCGGAATACATCAGAGCTAAACGATTTGCGTCCGACCAGCAATCACTCGCCATCGGTTCCCTCGTCTCGCCCATTAGTTGCATGTTGGAGTTGCGCTCTTGTCCTATAAGGGTAGTTTGCATGCCTAAGCCCATGGGTATTCACGGAACTGAGAGTGTGCCATACCGAAGTCGCTAGCATTGCCGCGCTTCCCTGCTAAACCGTATGCCTCGTCCATGGCTTCCATCTTCATATCGTAAACGCCAGCTTGCCAGTCCATAGCTACTGACTTGGGTGTCGTTTCAGATTGATGGCTCACCATAGGCTGCCGTGTGTTGTAATGTTCCATGCTCTCAAACCCGGCTTGGTGCCCACTTGGATTCTCTTTCATGTTATTCTCCTTTTTGTTAACTTATTGCTGACAACCTATCTGCTGCACTTAGCCACTTCTATTTGCTAGCTCAAGATTGGTAGGTTGTCGTTTATATTCATGCGTGGTAAGCGACTCCTAAGATGCCTTGCTTGCCCATAAAGTCTTTAACTGGATACCACTTGTTAGAGCAGCATCCATTAAGTAGTCGGTCAACGTTATAGCTTCTCGGTTCCAGGTTTATGTCATCGAATCCCACAGGAAACTCGGCCTTGTACTTCTCAGGAAAGAATAGCATGTAGTCCCAGTCGTCCATATTCACATTTTGCTTCCACAGTGAATCGATTACCTCATCCTCTAATGTCTCGTAAAACTCAAACTTCATGATCCGTACCCACTTCCTTCTGTCCCGTATTTAGCGCTTGGCAATAATGTGTTTTGCAGCTCTCTTGGGTTCTCGTACACTGCCTTCCCGGGTCGCACGCCTTGCCATTCTTCCCAGTATTCGTGCACTTTATTCTCGGCTGCTAAAGCTTTATCCAATTCGGTTCGGTGGTGGCCAGTCGCACTCGATGATCGGTCTTGTTGCGGCTTTGAGCCATTCAGCTGTTCCTTCGCGTAGTCTCCCGGGAGTGGATGGAACTTCGGGTTGTAACTGTTCGACTGGCCTGGCTGCGGCTTTAATGTGTTTAGCGGTGCGTTTCCTTTCATGTGGCCTCGATGTATCCATTAAAAAACTCCTTACAACCCTTACTTGTCTTTAGCACACCATCTTTAATCTCAAAAGCTATGCCTTCAAAACTTTCAATATCATCATCTTCTACTTCGGGAACCGTAGTGCTAAACATTAAATCTCTTAACAACACATCCTCATCTACTTCAGTCCAGTATGTATTCCTAAGTGGTGCGGTGCCAAATCTTTCCATATTAAAACGATGCCTCTCCTAAAGGTGCGCTGCCGTCGTTGTGCCCATGCTCGTATATGTAGTTCTGCTCGTGCTGCTTTCTTTCGTTGTTCTGCATAAACTGGAGGTCACTCATCACTGGGCCTTCAGATCCTTGCTTCATCGCTGGAGTCATTCCGGGCAAATGCGTCTTCATCTCTTCGCCTACAGTGGACATGTAACCTCCTTCACCCTGGAACATACTAGCCGTCATGCGGTTGCTCCAAATCTAAATCGGTTGAATGTGGATTATCTCGCTCTAAAATGTATACTGTTAGAGCGTTTAATAAACTCTTCTGTCTGTAAGAAAATGTAATCGGATCACATACTATTGTGGCACGTTCAGCAAATATCCTTAGCGATTCGTAATCCATTATGGTGTCCCCGAAAACTGAATCCCTTCGCAGTAATCGATCACCTGGCCATCTATAGTTTGTAGCGCCTGACGTCCGCGGAATAGGTTGTCCTGCTGCTCTAAGTACTCACGGGAGTGCGGTTGCCTGCCAACAGTGTCGAGTTGATTGCTCCATGAGGGGGTCAGCCCATACGTTTCATAAGCATCCAGACGTTGAATAGAACCAGCAGAAATAAAGTCGTTACCGTGACTATAGTTTCCATCGTTCATTCCCTCCTGTTCTTCGCGGCGAGCTGATCTAAACTCTTGCGGAACTGTTTGGTAATCACCTGGCCATCTTTGGTTTTTCATCTCATCTCCTATAGTGGTCTTCTAAATGCTTTAAACGCTCGCCCTTGCTGTTTTGGTGCCTAGCCGACTCTTGCTCTATCTCGTGCTTCATCGGTCCACCAGAGCCTTCCCTATGCGTTTTAACTCTATGCGGTGTGGGTGCCTCGTCTGCGGTGCGGGTTTGTCTATTGTGCTGTAAGTCTTCGCCGGCGATTCGGTTATCACTGGCACCTGCGCCTACTTGTGTGTATCCGTCTTGCATAATTGTCTCCTTAAGATCTCAGCGCATATAGTGGCCAGGTATGCCGCGTCTTTCTTTTCGATTTCGGTTAGCACATCCTTGAGCTCCTCGTCTGTGTAATCGATTAGGTGCCCGTGAATCTTGTGCGCGTCTATTCCTCTAAAGGGCCTGAACCAGTCGAACATATTATTTCTGCGCTCCTGGCTGCGGTAAGATCGTGTCTGCTGCTCTGAGTCTGTGCTCTTCTTCTGCGCCCCGGATCATCTCTAGGATATTGGTCGCGTTGTTGATGTCCATTTCCTGAAACTCTTTAGCCGCGCGAATCTCTTCCAGTACACCACGGGATCGCTCCTCTTGTGCACGGGCCAGTGTTTCTTCAGAGAGAGCGGCATCGTACTTGATCTTGCTAAGCTGCTCTTCTGCCCGGGAGTAGTCCAGTGTCGCCTTCGCATGCAGTACTTCGTTGATCTGCTCTTTGTCTTTCTGCTCGGCTTCCTGTGCTGCTTGCGCTTGCTCTGCTTGCTGCTGAATCTTTTCTTGGAACTTCTTCGAAACCGGATATGGCGACGCTTCCCACAACATGTCGTCTGGTACCGCTACACCGCCCTGTTTCATCGTCCACATCTGCATAAAGGCTTGCTGCTTCTGTGTGTCGGTCATTACGGCTTCGATTATGTCTATGTCGTATTCCAGGAAACTTCCGCTATAGAACTCGA